CAAGAACGTCCGCGTGGTGGAGGCCTACGACAACTCTTCCGTTACGCTCAAGATAGCCAAAGGCTCGCTCGTAGCGGCCGGCGACATCCTCGGCAGCGGAAAGAAAGGCGGCGAGGTGGTCTCCGTCGACAAAAGCGGCTCGGACTACGACACAGTTACGCTTAAGGCGGTCTTCGGCGAGGAGATAGCCAAGGACGCCGTCCTTTTCGAGGCCACGGCGGCAGGAGGAACGAAGAAGAAGAACACGGCCAACTTCGTCCTATTCGACGAGAAGAAAGTGGAGAAAGGCGCGCTTTGCACCCTCCTCATGCAGGCTTACGAGGTCAAGGACCACAAGCTCCCTCTCCCTATCCACGATTTGGACAAGGAAGGACTCACGAGCCGTTTCCAATTCGATTATTAACCGTTAAAACGTTAGGAAAATGAATTTGACAATACAGACGCTATTCACCGACCCCAACATAGTACAGGCGGTTATCGACAGGGTATTGCAAACCAAGCTCGACACCATCTATTGGAAACAGTGGGGCGGATTCATGGAGACGCCGACCAGAGTGTTCAAGACGTATCTGGGAACGGTTACCGGGGTGGTCGCCGGCTCCATCATAGGCAAGAACGACCAAAAGCCGTTGCGCGAAAGACGCGTGCTCGGTTCGGGCTACACCGAGATAGCGTATCTCGGAGACCGCTATCAGATGGACGTCGACCGTCTTTCACAATTGCAGGACATCATCGACAAGTTCAACGCGGCTAACACCGCCGACCAGAGAACCGTCCTTCAGGACATCATCGACTTCGTGGTGGACGACTACAGACAGGTGCTTCTGGCCCCTCACAAGAGAATGGACATCGTGGTCCCGGAACTTCTCATGACGGGAAAATCGTCCGTCCATCTCGCCGACAACAAGGAGAACATCGAGGTTCTGGACATAGAGCTTCCTTTCCACTACGAGACGCCGGACGCGTCCGACAAGGATTCGTTCATCTCCTACCTTCAGAAGAAGATTCAGGAGTTGAAGGCCAAATACGGGGTTTTCGAGAAGATGATAATGTCGAGAGGCACGTTCAACAAAAATATCGTGGGATGCAAGGAGTTCGGGGAAACGTTCAAGATGATTCTCGGAAACAACCAGTTCTACGTATCCGGCGGCCTGATCACCCAAAACATGGCTTCCAACGTGTTCACCGGCATAGGGCTTCCGGCCATCGAGATAAAAGACGACTACGTGGAGACGCAGAACGGCAACGCGCAGATATACGCGGACGACAGGATATCCCTTCTTCAGTCCGACAACGTCATGCGCATGAGACACCACAAGCCATACGTAACGACCGACCCCGTTCCGGGACGCTCGTACTCGTCGGGCGAGGGCCAGATGTCGATATGCAACTACCGCGACGAGGAAGGACGATACATGGAGTACACCGCCGAGTGGATTCCGGAGTTCGTCGCTCCTAACAAGATCGTGAACATCGACCTGTCTACGATGAACGCATGACGGTGGACTCTTACATAACGCAGAAGTTCGAATCCTTCGGGGTCAAGCTCTCCGAGGCCGACCTTTTCGACATCCGGGGCAGCTTGGACGGGAACGGAGAGGTCGGGGAAGCCGACCGCCGGGCGTTGCTCGTCGGCGTGGCCTCCTTCGTGCCGTCGCTCCTTACTAGGGCGACCTCGGTCAGCGAGAGCGGATTCTCCGTTTCTTGGAACATAGAGGGGATTAGGCGATACTACTCCTATCTCTGTTCCGAGCTGGGAATAAAGGACAAACTGAACGACAAACCCAAACTCACTTTCTACTGATGGTTTACGCTCCGCACATATTGCAAGTCGAACGCTTCGAACTGAGGCGCGACGAGTACGGGCAGACGACCGGCAAGGAATCCCGTTGGGAGGACTTGTGCGCGTGCCGGTGCGACGACAACGACGTCAAGCGGTTTCTCGACGACAACGGGGAGGTCTTTACTCCGAACTACCACGCCGTGTGCGAGGCCTGCGAGGTGAGAGAGGGCGACCGCGTGAGGTGCGTGGACAAGGAGGACAAGGACGAGGCGAAAGGAGAGGGCAGGATATTCAAGGTTTACAGGCACAACTATTTCGGCAACGTGGAGATATGGTTCTAATAGGCTCTTTCGACTTTTCGGACGTGGACGGATTCCTCAAGGGAGAGGAGGACGCGGTAGTGGCCAAGGAGAAGGAGATAGGAGAGGAGGCGGTGAGATACGCCGTCGAACACGGCTCCTATAGGAACAGGACGGGTCTTCTTAGGAAATCCAACGAGTTCGTCGCAAGCAAGGAGGGCGTGACGCTGTACAACGGAGCGACCGCTCCCGACGGCTACCAATACGCCTCCTACGTGGAATCGAGGGGCTACGACGTGCTTACCGGAGCCGCGTTGTACACGGAAAAGAGGTGCAAGGAGGAGTTCGAAGAATGATAACGACATCGGACATAGCGGACATAATCTATAAGGATTGCGCTTTCTTCGACATGGAGAGGGTGCCGGACGGGGCGACGCTCACGGGCGCGCTGACCGAAGAACGGCTTACCATCCACGTCAAGAGGCCGGAGACGGAGAGTTATTGGCGCAAGGGATTCGTCGAGGTGAACCTGTGCGTGCCGGACATCGGGGGGCAGGCCTCCGGCGGACGGCTCAGGGAGCTGGAGCGGACGGCCCAAGGGGCGTTCCGGGATTACGCGGTGGGAACGTTCGACGGCTCGCGGTACAGGTACTCGCTATACTCATCTTCGAGGGAGAGAGACGAAAGTCTGGAGTGCCATTACATCAACGTCAGGATTCTATTCGAGGTGTTAAACGTAAAAAATAATTAAACATGGTTTCAGCAGTAGGAATTAAACGAATATTGTACTCCGACGCCAGCTCGGTTACGGAGGACATAACCCCGACCGTGGCGAAGACGCTCATACAAGCGGCCATAACGGCGAAAAACGAGGTCTTGAACGTCCACGGGGAGACATGGACGATAGACGAGAGCGAGGCTTCGGTAACTGGTTACAAGAACCAGCTCACCGGGCAGAACTACAGATACGACACCACTCCGGGCGACCTTACGCCTAGCTTCTCGATCGGCCAATACGATTGGAAGACAAAGGCGGAGATGCTCGGCGGCGAGGTCATCAAGAACGAGTCCGCGGAAGTCGGATGGAAACGCTCTACGGAGAAGGTGGTCAAGAAGAAGGCCCTCTTCTGCCTTACCGAGGACGACGTGTGGTTCATCTTCCCGAACTGCCAGATAGTGGCGAGGGAATCCAACACGGACAAGGCGGTGGCTTTGGCGGTGAAGGGTCTCGTGCAGACCCCGGAGACCGCGGGAATATCCTCGGAGTACAACTACGAGGAAGGAACGATAAAAGCCCTTACGGCGTGATAGTCCGACGGGCGAGGGAAGGCGGGGGGAGCGGTTCTCCCCGCCTTTTTTCGTTTATCGGCTCGTGAACATATAAACAATAGCAAATATGGCGAAGAGGATAGAAAAGAACGAGGCGGCGAGGGCGGTCGCTGACGCGCTCCTGGGAGCGGACTTCAGGACGGTGGTTATAGGAGGTAGGGCCTACACGATAAAACCTCCCACGATAAGGACGATATGCGCGGCCGTAAGGCATTTCTCGCAAACGGAGTTCGTAGGCGAGACCATATCGGACGCGGTGCGCTCGCTGCCGGGCATATCGGACAACCTGCTGAAAGGGCTTTCGTGCTTCATCAGGGGAGACGAGAGTTTGGCCGAGGAGCTTTCCGGCGGCACGTTCGACGAGGCGGTAACGGCTCTGGAGACCTGCCTTTCGATGATAGACGTATCGGCTTTTCGGTCTGTCAGCTCGATGAGGAACGTGTCGACGCTGGCGGCAAGACCGAAACGGTAGGAAACGCAACGTTCTTCGGGCAGATAGCCTATATGATGGAGACGCTACACGTGTCCTACTCGGAGGCGTTCGAGGTAATCCCTTATAGAAACCTGCTGATGATGCAGAGGGACAAATTGCGCGCCGTCTACGGGGGGCACAAGGTGAAAAGGATAAGCGGCAAGGAGCTTGCCGGAAGGAGAAACGGAAGAAAAGGATAACTAAACAGGCGACATGGCTACACTGTATTTCAGGGTATCGGCGGAATACGACAAGGTCGTAAGATTGCGCGAAGAGATAGAGAATTTGAAGAAGTCCCTTCAAGGCATGGACTCCACACAATCCCCGGAGGCCTTCGAGACGATGAACAAGCAGCTCAAGGCGGCCACGGACGAGATGAACGAGCTTCTTACCGTCGCGGCGAGGGCGTGGGGCGAGATGGAGCTGAAGATAGAGGATTCGTCCAAGAGGATAGCGGAGTTCACGGACAAGCTTTTGGAGGCGCAAAGCCGCCTTACGGACACGACGGGACAAACCGCCGGAGGTCAGGGCGGGCAGGACGACGGAACGGAGACCGTCAGGGCGCAAGCCAAGGCCTACGAGGAGCTTAAAAAGGAGATAGACGACTATACGGGCACTATAGACCGCAACAGCTACACGATAGTTAACCTCAAGGCGAGGATCAAGGAGTATCAGGACGAGGTCAAGCGTCTGGAGAAGGGACCGGACACGACCGAGAGCCGGCAGGCGATAGCCGGTCTCAACAGGGAGATAGAGACGCTGAAACTGAGCGTCGCGGAGGCGAGAAGCAGCATGACCAAGGGGTTGAAGCTGGAGATGGCCCCTCCCGATTCGATAGACGCTCTTTCGCAATCCCTGTCTAGGATGAAGGACGCGTACAAGCAGCTCACCGAGGAGGAGAGGAACGGCGAGTTCGGACAGACGCTTCTGGCTTCCATACAACAGGCGGACGCGAAGATAAAGGAGCTGACCGCCTCGATGGGCGAGCACCAGCGCAACGTTGGAAACTACCCGTCCGTGTTCCAGATGGCGGACGAGAGCATCAACAACTTTTTGGGCAAGGTGTCGTCCCTGCCGGGGCCGCTGGGAGCCGCGGCGAGCGGCATGCAAGGGCTGACGAAAGCGTCGCTGGCGTTCATAGCCACTCCGATAGGGGCGGTGTTGGCGGCCATAGCGGCGGCGTTGGCGGCCGTGTACACGTGGTTCAACAGGACGGAGGAGGGAGAGAACGCCTTGGCGGTTACGACGGCCACCTTCGACGGCGTCCTTCAGTCCGTCCTCGACGTGGTGGGCGACCTAGGGGAGTGGTTGTACAATTGCTTCGCCAACCCCAAAAAGGCGTTGGACGACTTGGTAACGTTCATCAAGGACCAGCTGATGGCGCGCTTGGAGGCCGTCGGCAAGATGGCGCAAGGCGTTTGGAAAATCATGAAAGGCGATTTTTCGGGATTCAACGACATAACGACCTCCGTGACGCAGTTCGCCACCGGCATAAGGGATTTGGACGAGAAGATGGACGAAATCACCAGAAAGGCGCGGGCGAGAGCCGAGCTTCAACAACGGCAGAACGAGC